GGGGCCCTAGGGCCCCTCCGCGCTGATGCAACGGGTGATTCTACCTAATGCATGTCATGCAATGGACAGGAGATTGTAATGGTTGTCAAGACAAGGGTCATTCCTGGCCCTATCCAAACCGACCGTTACAACGGCGCCGTAACAGCCACAAAACAGCTGTCCGGCACCGTGGAATCCATAGAGACCTTCGGTCACGACTATCTTCACTTAGGTGAAGGTGACAAAGGAGGACCGCTACTTTTACACAAGGTAGCGGACACCTGGGGTCTTGGCTCTTTGAGCTACCCAGGTGGGGCATACGACCACGGAACCCAATATGCGGTTCATTCGTGGGTAAACTCGCAGCCCCCTGTTGACAGTCAACCCCTGCAGAGTGAGATCCACTCAATGGGTACGACTGCCATCTCTCGAACTATACCAACCAAAGCACCAGCAGACATGGCTACCTTCCTTGGGGAAACCCTTTCAGAAGGAATACCTGCTATGCTGGGCGTTACTTCTCTTAAGGAACGTGCGCAGATCGCGCGCGGAGCCGGCGGAGAGTATCTCAATTATGAGTTCGGTTGGGCGCCTTTGGTACGGGACGTCAAGTCCCTATGCCGTGCTGCCAAAAACTCCCACCAGATCCTCGCGGATCTGTATGAGGGCTCAGGCAAAAAGACGCGCGTTGGATACCATTTCCCCTCTGTAAGTTCGCATTCCCAAGTTAGTACGGACGTTTTTATCCAGAACGCTCAAGGGAACCTCGACTACAGAGTCGCGGGCACGTTAGACGTGCAAACCCTCTCGGAGACCTGGTTTAAAGGTGCGTTCACGTACCTACTCCCGGTTTCTCTCGAGGACATGAGCTCTTTCGAGCGTTGGGCTTTCAAAGCCGATCATGTCTTGGGTCTTCGCCTCAGTCCAGAAGTTCTCTGGAATGTGGCGCCGTGGTCCTGGGCCGCCGATTGGTTCGGGAATATGGGAGATGTCATGACGAATCTCTCCTATCTCGGCTCCGACGGCCTGGTGTTGCAGTACGGGTATGTGATGAGGCATCAACGGCAGATGGTGCAAACCGTTTGCCAGCCTTTCACACATTGGTCCGGGATTTCTATCGGACCTACTAGCAAGACTTCCATTTCCGAGTGGAAGATCCGCTATCCCGCAACGCCGTATGGCTTTGGCGTGGATCTGGGAGGGCTGACGCCCAAACAGACCGCTATTGTTGCTGCATTAGGTTTGTCAAAGACTTAGTCCAGCAACTCGGGGCCCCAGGGAAGGGGTTCTTAAACAACCAATCAAGGCCGGTTTTGACGCCGGTCACCTAAAAGGAGTTTACCACATGGCATTTGCCGACCCTCAGTCCGTCACTATCAACGCCGTGGCACAGTCGATGCCGAGGATTTCCTCGGGAGTCAACACGGGCTCGTTCCAAAAGAGCGATGGCACCGTGAAGCTCTCCGTTTCCCATTCATACGGGAAGCGGACGCGACGCGTCATTCGCATCGACCACAGCAAGATCGCCTCTGACCCCCTGGTTGCAGGGATCAATGTCAAGGCGAAGTTCTCTTGCTATCTCGTGGTTGATGTGCCCGACACGGGTTATACCGTGACCGAGCAGCAGCAGGTCGTGGATGGCTTTACAGCCTACCTTACGGCCTCTTCGTCCGCAAAGGTCACCCAGCTCTTGGGTGGCGAGAACTGACGAAGGATAGAACGAAGCTTTATTACCTTGCTTCGTGACGGATCCCGCGTGCTTTGCCTCACCGAGTGGGGGCGCCGCAAGGCGCCCCCCTCTTAGAGGGTCACACGTAGGGATTGGGTTTTATGTGGTCCGGGAATCATCTACCCCCCTTGTGGAGGAGATCGATGAAAAGCCTTGTAAGACTCTGGACAGTGATGGCCGAAGATCTGGCCATCGGATGTCGCATCAGCACCACTCGCGATTCACAAACGGTCGCGAGGCGAGTCGAAAAGGAAGGTGTGTCGTTTCTCACGATCACCTTACCTTCGTTCTGCCAGGACTTTGAAAGGTCCTTGGCCGAAGGATGTGTGGGCTCTACCGCTTTTGTCGGTTTTAAGCGACGCGGTGGTCTCCCCCTATTCCTAGGAGGTTTCCTTAGCACTATTTTCGACTCTGATGGGTTGTTGCTCGACGATCCTAACGTGCATTCCATCTTTGCGATACGGCAGCTAACCGCTGTCGCCAAGAAGATGGAGCTGGAATGCGCTCCCAAGCGTGTGAAGGCTGCATTGAGACGGTACGTCGAGTGTGAGCAGGAAGTTGGAGCATGGTTTTGTACGCCAGAGCGGGAGTCTTCATTTACCCGCATGGCGACCTTGCTCTTTGGGCCAGTCCTTTCTCGAGTGGATAGAAATATCTATGAGGGTTCGGTTGTTCCAAAGCATGGCCCTGGTGCCACTGCGGATCGACTTACCGGGAACCGGAAGTATCGACTTCGCGAGTGGACCACTAGGCTTGAGACGCTATTTCCATTTCTGGATTTTGCGTTGCCTAGCGCTCGTTACTACAAAGAGCAGGATCACGTCAAGTTCCTCGAACCTGAGGCGGAGAGACCCGTAAGGGTCATAACCGTCCCTAAAACGCTCAAGACTCCCCGGATCATCGCAATCGAACCGACTTGCATGCAGTACATGCAACAGGCCGTTTTCGAAAGCTTTGTCCAAGAACTCGAAGGCGCGGTGAACTACCGCGTCTCCGAGGAGGTAGCCTGTGGGAAGAAATTCTCCCTTGAAGATCTCCTCCTTCGTGAGGATAAGGTCCTCGAGAGCGAAGTCGACATAGTGGGGATAACCTCCCCCGTCAATGATCGCATACGTGCAAACGTCGGCGACCACTTCGCTAGCTACCTCATCGGATTTGCACAACAGCACCCAAATCGAGTGCTTGCGTGCATGGGCTCCCACTACGGGAACCTTGCAACGCTGGATCTCAGCGAAGCTTCCGATAGAGTCTCGAATCGGCATGTAGAACTCCTTCTGGCGAGGTATCCCTGGTTTTTACAGGCGACCCAAGTTACTAGGAGTACGAAGGCCGATGTTGATGGCTACGGTGTAATGCCGCTTGCCAAATTCGCGTCTATGGGTTCAGCGTTGTGCTTCCCCATTGAGGCCATGGTGTTTACCACCGTGGTCATGCTTGGGATAGAGTCGGCGCTCAATAGACCCATCACCCTCCAGGACTTGAAGAACCTGGTGGGCAATGTGCGCGTCTACGGGGATGACATTGTTGTCCCTGTGGATTATGTGCAACACGTGATGCGGGAGCTCGAGGCCTTCGGCTTTCGAGTTAATTCCAACAAGAGTTTCTGGACTGGGAAGTTCAGGGAATCTTGTGGAGGCGACTACTATGACGGTGTGGATGTAACTCCTATCCGCCTGAAGCACGCCCTCCCTAGTTCACGTCGGGACGTTTCTGCCGTTGTATCGACCGTCGCATTCCGCAACCACGTTTACAAGCGTGGTATGTGGCGTACGGCGGCCTTTCTCGATAACCAGATCATGAGAGTACTTCCCCACTTTCCGATCGTCGAGGATACATCCGCGGCGCTTGGCCGTTTCACCTTCCTTCCTGTTGGGAGCGCGTATGCGCCCTACCAGCGTGTTGGTGGACATCTGCAGAAGCCCTTGGTTCGGGCCTATGTAGGTCGGACAGTCATCCGAAAGTCAAAATTGGATGGCCTACCAGCCTTGCAGAAACATTTTCTCAAGAGAGGCCACGAGCCTTTTGCGAGAGATCATCTAGAGCGTACTGGACGCCCTGAGACCGTCGACATCAAGCTCAGGTG